TTTTCAATGTTATTAAAGTAAATCGCACCTAACAAAAATAAAGGTATTGCGACGACGTCTCCTAGACGAGGGATGTTCATTATTAGGTAACAGTATATAAAATCGCACTTCCAGAATTGGAATCAGCCCCAATAAAATCCCCTATAGGACCCGTGCGTTTCACACGGACATCCTCCTGAAGAAAACCTAGCCAAGGATTCTCACGAGTCTGATCGGCTGGTTCCATATCTCTGAATACATCAAACTGATTGTCATGAGCGGCAACAGTTTGAGATATTCTTGCGGGTGCTGGTGGGAACCGCTTGTACGCCATGTACAAGAGGGCCAACACGATCACTACCGCAATCAATTTAAATAACATTATTAGTATTTAGCAATATTTTAGGCTGCGTCAGGGACCTCCTCCTCCTCGACGATCGGCTCCTTGGTCTCGGCGGCGCGATCGGCCGCCACCTTGTCAGCAGCATCTTGCGCCTCCTTGCGCTTCATGATCTCGGCAGTCACACGAATATCCGCCTTGGCGACTAGCTCCTCCATCGAAGCCTCTGGGAACTCCTTCTTCAGGTCGTTCAGCAGGTCTGCAGGGTGGGGAATTGGGGGAACGTCCGGCTTGGTGTAATACTTGCTGTTCTCGTCACCGGGCTCGATGAAGGGCGTGTCGCTTCCCTCGAGGGGCTTGGCCATCATGTCACGCTTACGCTTCTCGAACATCGCCGCCGCGGCAGTCTGACTCTTGCGGTAGTTGACCATAATCTCCTCGAGCTTATCGTTCTGGTAGTGCACGTCCTCAATCTCCTCGCGCTTAGGAGGGATCAGAAGCCACTTATACATGTCCACCACGTAGATGTCCACCAGCGCGTCATCCTTCTGGAGGCGCTTGGCATGGGAACCAGCCTCGTCACGGGTCGGGAAGCAACCACGGATCTTCAGACCCAGCTGATCATTCTTCTGGGGCATATCGGGGCCGACAAACGACACACAGGCAAAAAGCTGTCCTGGAACCGTCAGGTAATCCTGCTCGAGGGAACCCATTTAAAAGTAACAAGCGTTTTTCTTTTAAGTCTATAAACGCAAATGGAAGATCTCCGCAAAGTCCACAACAACTATAAACGTAAGCACATCAACAAGTGGGTCTCTGTGCCTAATTCATACGTCCTCGACTGTGGATGCGGTCGGGGTGGTGACTGGTGGAAGTGGAAGGCGTGTGGCGTCCGGGTGGCAGCCATAGACCCCGACGCTGAATCACTCGTTGAGGCCCAGCGTCGTGCCACCGACATGGGGTTTGACGTCTGGTTCCTAGGTCAGGGTGATATCCGCCAAGCAGCCTTTGCTGGACCATATGACGTGATCTGCTACAACTTTTCGCTCCACTACATTTTTGAAAACGAAAAGACCCTCGAAGAATCCCTGAAGGCCATCAAGGTGGCGCTGAAACATGGGGGTTTGTTAATTGGGATCACCCCTGAAAAGGCTCGGGCCGAGGCCATGGTCGATGAGTCTGGTAATTTCAAAGACAAATTAGGAAATGAATTTAAAATTAAAAATGAAAAACTTCATGTCCGTCTGACAGACGGTCCCTTCTATGCTGACGGAGCAAAGGAGGAGCCCCTCTTGGACGGACGGGTTCTCATCGAACACCTGAAAACCCTGGGGTTCAACAGGTTGGTATGGGAACCCATGGTACCCAGGCCAACAGGGCTCATCTCGGATTTATATACAAAATTTGTCTTTGTAAATGGTAGTTGAGGGAAAGATGAACGGAGTTCATATTTTGGTCCTTTTGGTTTTACTATTCATGTTGGGTCTTGTGTCAATCACTAATTCAGAACCAAAAATGCTCACGGAACTGAAGTACAGATACTTCCATACGATTGATATTCTTCGTGAAACGGGAGACCCCATGTGGAAACCGGTCCTGAAACCAGCAATCATCACAGGTATCAACGGGAAGAAAGACGGGGTCATAGGTTCCAACGTGAATAAAGGGTACGAGATTTACATCTGCCTGGATGGAGACGATGTAAACTCGGCTTTTTATGTGCTCATTCACGAGTTGGCCCACATGACCGTACCCGAGTATGATCACTCGATCAAATTTTGGGATAATTTCGAAAAACTAAAGAAGATTTGCATAGACAATGGGCTGTACACAAAGTCTGGGGAACGCAAGTACTGCGGGGACACGGTGAGGGACTGAGGGTGTCGCGAAGGCGTACTAAGAACAGGATCCTTCGGATCCTCCTTAGGCCTTGTCCCCCAGAAACTGCCGGGCAAAATAGAACACGATAGCAGCTATCAGAGCGGTCACGGCCATTCCCGTCATAGAAATCTCACCATTATCACCCAGGAACTTGGGTACCATGGTGCTCAGTTTGCCCTGGACCGGCTTTGAATAGGCGATAACCGCCGCCACACCGGCCAGAGCCGCGTACCACTGCTCGTCGGTGAGGCCAAAGGGGTTCTTGGACGAACCCGCAGAGCTCTTGGAGGACTTGGCCTGCTTCTGAGGTGGTGCCTGCTCGTATGGCGAACCCTGAACCTCATCCTGCATCATCCGTCCTGGACCAGGCATAACTTCCTCAATCGACGACGAAAACTCCGCCATTTGAGATTCGTCTATATTTTTTTCAGGCTCCACGTCCCGCAAGAGGCCAATGGGAACAGTGCGCTTACCAGCGGTGCTCTCGTTCTGTGGGGGAGGCTCGACAGACGCCGACGCAACGGGCATGGGCGTCGCCAAATCGGACACGTTCGGATCGTATGCCATCATCTAATTCAGACCCTGAAAAGAAAGCCGCGTCAAGTACGCGCCCCCGACTTTTTGACAATCACAGTCCCGCCCCGCCGTCCTGATTGGGGTGCCGCTGGTTGCGCAACCGCCCTGGGGTTGTAATGGCGCTGATGGTACTGCCAAAAGGCTGGGGAACCCACGTGAAATCCCCGGCGGATCGGTGCCTTGTACCAGAACACGCAATCCGTGATTTTGTTACTCTTTGATGTGTTATCGAGCACGAGACACTCGTAGTTTTCAGTACAAGCGTCCATGACCTGGGAAAACTGATCGAACGTCGGGAACACACCAAAGAACGCCTTGTAAAGGTTCTCACGGTTCTGCCGGACGTTGTCACGCAGGGCGAACACGTAGTCGACGTTCGTACGAATCATGGGAGTCATGTCCATGCAGTACTGGGTCGTCATCATGAAAAAGATCTTCCAGTGGCGCCCATTCATAAAGAGTTGGCGAATACACGTGTCGCGCATGAAGGCTCGGTCGTACATGCAGTCGTCCATGAGGATAAAGACGGGATTGCACTTCCCGACCGCCAAGAGCTTCTTCTGACGCTCGATGATCTTCTCGAGAGCATCCTTGTTGTAATCTCCATAGACGAACAGGTCAGGGATGAACTGCTTATAGTAGCCATTACCTTCTTCAGTTCCTGACATGGCGATCCCGGCTGGAATGCTCTTCTTGTGCCAAAGGATGTCCGTCACGAGTGTGGACTTGCCCGTTCCACGCTTTCCTATAAAGACGCAAACCTTGTCATCCGCCATCTTGGACGGATCAAACTTCCTGAGCTGAAGCGTCATCTACAATTTTCACGCAAAATTCGAGGGGGCTGGGGGCGCGGGGCGCCCTTCGGGCGTAAATAAGTTCTGCGAACTTAGTAGAGATGTCCGCTGGTTATATCCAGTTGGCAGCAATTGGACAACAGGACGCATATCTCACAGGGGCCCCGCAGGTGACGTACTTTTCAGGTGTGTACCGCCGCCACACCCCTTTCGTCCTAGAGGCTTATGACATCCCCTTCCTGGATCAACAGGTTGGGTACGGTCAGAACAACATCTGTAGAATTCCTACAAAAGGAGATCTCATAAGGGGATTAACTCTAAAGTTGGACCTACCGGCCCTCAACAATCCCGGAGACGACTTCACGTGGCCGACGCCCCCTGCTCTCGTCACAAACGACCCACATCTGCGCATCATCACGCCGGCCGACGGATCAGCAAACACCACAATCACAGCAACCACACTGATATCATCATACTCTACAAATAACACATCACAATGGTTGACCACTATCTTTCCCCCCTACGTTGAATACAATTTTGCAAGAAATCAATTTGTGTTTAGCAATTGCGCTGCTATCGAGGTTGAGAATTCGAGCTCATATTTGGCATCAGGCGTGTTCTTTGGTCTGGACCCAAAAGCCTTTTCATCCATCAACCCTGTGAGTGGAAACCTCGTGTACACCGTAAACAGCACTTCCAATTTACAGGCGAACTCGGTCTCTCCTTCAAACACTTCACCGAACTCCATCTCAACCATCACTCGAACTGGCGATTTCACTCTCGAACAGGCGGGATGGATCAGGTCATCGGGCACCCTTCCGGCAGATCCCAAAACTGGCTTCTTCACGTACCTAAATCAGCCCCTCAATATATCTGGGCAGCAATTTCTAAATCTTAAATCAATTTCATCAACTTCAGCATATTGGACGATTCAGGACGCCTCTTCCAAGTTTGCAGTAACAAATGGTGGGCGTTTACAATTCACGACACCTGGTCTATACGCTCTGAAGGTGGGCGTCGAACTCGGCGCCGGATCCATCCAGACTTTCAGCTACGGGTCGAGCACCATCGAGTCTGTCGAGGGTGGCGGCCCGGTAACTCCAAACTTTGAATACAGCTACACGTTCCGTGTATCTCCCGACCCATCCATGCCTGCAGTGATTCCCATGAATATCACAAATTTATCAAACACTTATTATTTTTACATGACGAGTACTGGTACCCAAGTACAAGCAAATTCATACATCTCGATCAATCCAGTTGATGAGGTCTATAGACTTAGTTCGGATATCGTCATGGACTCCAATCCTTGCAAAATCCAACTCTCAGGCAACGTCGTGGCCCCGAGCAATACGACCGTGACCCTAAGCCCAACATCCAATATAAATTTTACAAATACAGGCGAGTACCTAATTACGGGTGTGATTTATCTGAATAGCGGCTACGTATCAAACGTGTCTCTATTTGAAGGGTCCAACATCCAATATACGTACGACATGTCCGTGCAGGGTCGCGACCCTACATTCGCATTCTCAATGCCAGTCATAGTTTCAGATTCAGTTCGAAATTACACAATGAATATCGCAACAACTTCGACCACCACCATCCTCTCGAATAGCTATTTCGTCATCAATAGAACAGGCGTGTATACAGGCTCTGTACCGGATACTATCGTTCTGCCAGATAACGGTCTGACTTTCCAATCGAACGTCACGACCCTCACGAGCCCTTTTCAATTGGCTTCAAACTTCACTTCAAATGGAGTTCCTAATCTGATCCAGTTCTCGGACGCTGGTCTGACTTTCAGCAATACTGGAACGTATATGCTTACTGGCGCTATATGTACTAAAGATCAGGTCACGAGCCTCACGTTCGGCCCCAAGACATATCAGGTCAGTCTCGGCATCTTGCCCCCTTATACATTCCAGGTACCTCTGATAGTTTCCAATGTGAGTGCGACCTATCCCATTTCAGTGACGGTCGATGGGTCAAGTGCCGCTCCTAATATTTTTTCAAATACATTCATCTCCGTGTACCCCATCACGGGAAATGTGATTTCACAGGCTGAACAAACGTTTCCGTACTATGATTCTGTTGGCACTTGGGCGATCAAGACGGCAGATCTCAAGATTGGTGGCCAGACCATACAGTCTCTGACGGGCGAGTTCATTGAGCTATGGAATGACCTTCACATCCCCTATGAAAACCAACAAGGACTCACAATCCTGACGGGAAAGAACGACGCGAGCACCATCAACCCCCCTGGACGCACATATTACGTCAACTTGCCATTTTATTTCTACGGAACCCCTTCACTATACCTGCCCCTTGTGGCGCTCGGCAGACACGACGTGGAGGTCCACGTCACCTTCAGAAACTTCAACGAACTGACGGCGATTACGGTTGCGAATCCGACCCTGAGAGCCACAATCATCGTCGACTACGTCTACCTTTCAGACCCTGAAATTCGATGGTTCCAGCAGGCCCGACTCGACTACATGATTACGCAGTGTCAGTACCAGTCTATAGGCCTCTTGCCCGGGTTTCAGAATGCAGTTTTTAATTTAGATTTCAAAAATCCAGTGCGTGAGTTATTCTTCGTGGTTCAACCGACTGACCAGCTACCCTATGACTATAGTGAAAATGCGGTTCTGAGTTTCGGCCTCAGCTTCAACGGTCAGGAGGTTTTCACGACCGACACGACCGATGCTCTTTACGCGGGTGATATCGAGCCATTCATAAACTACCCGAACTATCCTCAACGCTTATTTTTCATGTACGCCTTCACGGGGAACCCCAAGTCTCCAAAACCCCAAGGCCAAATCAATTTCAGCCGAATCAAACAGGTTCTCTTGACCCTGAATTGTGGCGGACAAGAATACCTTCCGGCCAAGGAGCTCAGAATTTTGGGTGTAAATTACAATATTTTGAGAATTGCTGATGGGCTCGGGGGTCTGGCTTTTAATACTTGAGTCTGAAGGAGGCGCCTCCATGAAGATTTATTAACCCGGCGCTCCGCGCCGGTAAATAAGTTCTGCGAACTTATTAGAGATGGCCTCACGTGCCAGTTTGGCCTTTTTAGGTCAGGAGGATATCGCACTCAGTTCCGACCCACAGGTTACGTATTTTAAAGAAAAATATGAAGGTTCAAGCCTGTTCGCCTCCCGGGTCGACAAGGTTCAGTTTGACAACGACGTTATCGTCCTCGGCGGTGAGAACTTCATTGAACTCCCGCGTTCCGGGGATTTAATAACTGAAATGTACCTCAAAGTTTTTCCGCCACCGAGCCTGAAGGCTGTTACAGTTGAAGAGTCCATAGGAACCCTATTAATAGATCATATTGAGTTGTATATAGGTTCTACACTCGTTGAGAGAATTTATGGAGAGTTTATTGCTATGAAATACGATATAGAGATTCCACAAGGAAAGCAAATCGGCCTAAAGGGTCTCATAGGCAAAGGAGCCACTGTCTGCGCATCGAATTATACCATCCCTCTCCCTTTTTCGCTTTTAGAAAAGGGGATTCCGTTGTGCGCCTTCAAGGAACCCGTGACGTTCCGGATCGTCACAAACCCTTCCAACACCTTCACCGTGCCTCCCATAAACATCAACGAACCAGTTCCATCCTTTCTCCACGTTGAATATACGTACTTGGGCCAAAAGGAAATCGACTATATCCGCAAGACCCCTCAAATTCACATCGTGGAACAGCTCCAATTGGCCGAGTTTACAGCGCCCCTAGGCGCCACGTCCGTCCGGTGCAACCTAGAATTCGCAAACATAGTCAAGGAACTATTTTTTGTAGTACAAAACGATACCGCCCTTGCGTACGACTTTTTGGCCGACAACACTACGAACGTCCAGCAGATTGTGAACCTCGAGTTCTTCTTCAACTCCACGGAACGCATATCGACCGATGTGGGTACGCCTCTTTTTTTGAGGGTCATCCAGGGTCTGGAGTTTCACACCCGTGTTCCGAATTACTATTTCTATATGTACTCTTTCAGCCTCGACCCAGAGTCCAGGAGACCATCAGGCGGTGTGAACATGTCTCGAATTCAGAATCAAATTTTGAAATTAAATTTGAACACGAGTGCTTCATCTAGAGCCATCAGAGTCTATGCTACCAACTACAATTTCCTTCAGGTCGCCAACGGGTCCGCGACCATTCTGTTTTCTAATTTTACTTGAAAATTCCAGAAGAGTCAATGGATTCTTTGACTCCCCGTACAGGTGATGGTGAGCTCGACACCTCGGCAATCCTCGAATCGGCTCTTGATATTTTCAGGCCAGTCATGGAATCAGCAACCGTCCTGGCCGCACACTACGCCAAGGCGTGTGGTCGGGACGTGGTTCTCCAGGAGGACATGCGCTTCGGAATGATGTACGCCGCCCGGTACGTCACTGGGCGCCAGATCGGCTCTCTGTTTCCTGAAATCTACCAAGAGTCTGAATCAGGAACGGATTCCGACTCGGACGGCTCCGACTTCGACCCAGACGGCTCCGACTCTTCAGGCTCATGGGAAACCGTGGATGACGAGGAGCTCGTATGGACCCGCTATGAGGGTTCAGAGGATGATCAGGCTATCAAAATGAATGAGTGCGCAAACTCGTGGGATGCATGGGAACCCCAGAACCCTTCTGAACGTGCGTTGAAAAACGCCATAGACAAACAGCGTGAAAATTAGATGACCTGGTGGGTCCAGGAGGATTCCGATGAGGGCTTTGACCTCTCTAGGACAACGCCCAAGTACTCGATAATACTTCACGAGGAGGAATATGAGACCGAGGACGATCTCCCAGGCTTTGACCAAGGTCCAGAGGAAAATTACGGGGGAGTCTCCCCTGTTGAAACGTGGGATCCTTGGGAGCCGTCATATTTTTTTCTTATTCAATAATAAAAATGGCCAACATGATTTCCGCTATCGCTCTCCAGCTCGAGGCTCAGTCCCTGAACTCCATCGTGGCCGGCTTCGCCTTCGCCAGCGCCGTGGCGTGGATGGACGTCGTCCGCTGGATCATCTCCCAGGTGGTCCAGGTGGGCAAGAACGGTGGCCAGTACTACATCCTGTCCGCTCTGTTCACCACCCTGCTGGCCATCGTGGTGTTCATGGCGATCAAGGCACTGGCCGTGAACGTGAAGATCAACGACCCCCAGCAGCCTGTCTACGCCGTGACCCGTGCGTAAATCAAATGAATTTGACGGGACCTTGGGGTGGAGGAACCTGGGCAGCCCCTAGCCGGTTCCCAAACGTTTTCCATATGAAAATACCTATTAGTGTTGCTAAAACCAACAAAAACCAAGGAATTTTAAACTTCTTTGACTCTTCCTTCGGCGGCGGAGGAAGCGCCAAAGTCATGGCGTCGATGATACGTTTCAGCTCCACATCCTGAAGTGGTGGTGGGGGTGGGAGAGCCCTCTCAGGTTCAGGCTTGACGTGAATTCTGAGAACGAAAGCGTTCGTGTCCCACCCCCGAAAGTTCAGAAGCTTCCCGTCTCTGTCGAACCAGCGGACGGTCAGGCGCTGCAGGACGTTTATGGGTTCTGGATATTCAACTGAAATTCGGTAGTCCTTATTCTCGTGAAAATTCTTGATACAGGCCGAGCCTACATCCATGACGATGGGCGCAAAGGCTCTGTTCGCATTCGAACCCGAAACCGTCCCAGACGACCCTTCGAGCTTTCGAGCATCGATGTTATGAGGTGTCCTGAGCTCGTCGATGTCCAGGAACACGTAGTCATTCAGCGTCAGATCCACCATGGTCGTAGACCGTATGATGTACTTGCCAATGTAAGCGGGGTCGAGAGCCGTTGCGAGGGTGGCCGTGTGGGTCGTGGCGTTGGAGAGGCCCACAATCTTGGCGAATTCTTCACTCTGAATTGTGATTGAAAATGCTCCTGGGTTTGAGAAGGTGAATTTACCCTCGTCTGGGAGGTAGTCCAGGGTCACGAGGGCATTGGAGGTTACGGCAGCCGCCATCCCGTAGGCTGAGTAAAAGCCGTTCCGGATGCTGATGACGTTCGAGCCGATCGTGAAGATTCCGGTGCCGTCCGTGATGTTGTACATCGTGTTGGGTACACGGGCGCTGACGAGGTCCACACGTTCTATGTTCTTTATGGGCGTCGTCAGGTGGAGGATGTAACTGTCTCCGCGAGGGTACAGTGATTCGTCCCTGTTCAATGAATCTGCAAACACGAGTCTCTCGGTTGCGGAACTATAGTTCATTCTAATTTAGGTTGGGAATTTATTGAAGCGAATATTTTCATGGTACAAAAAGTACACTACAATGTTTTAATTTTAGGATTGAAAGAAAAACAATTCTAAAATTGAAATGGATGGTCTAGTATGGGGTGACACCGCTAATATAATGGTGTTCAAATTGTATCAGGGGGTGGGATGGCCTTCCAATAGTCTGTATGCTTTATTGG